GTGTGTAGATCTTGCCATTTTTAGCTAGTTCTTTATATACATAGGTTAAATACTCATACTGTGGTTCATCCATATGAGCATAGTTCCTATTTAAGAAAGATGCTATATCATCTATAGGCTCTTCATCTTCAGTTACCCACTCACCTTTTTGGTTTACTCCACCTTGAAAGCCTAATGCATCAAAAGCGTACGTCATTCTTTTTAATAAAGAACAGTCAGTAATGTTTCCAGATGCATCTCTCTCAAAGCTTCCTACTATCTTACATGGGCGAGTATATTTAGAGCTTTCCATTTCAAATTCAAGCACCAGATAAACATCTGCCCAATCGTATTTATCTGTATTATCTGTAACACTTTTAAGGCTTGATTTTTGTATTCCTAACCAATTTCCTCCACCATTTTTAGAGATGTCTGATCTCATAATTGCCATAACTCTATTCCTCTTCTTTGTATTGTTTAATTTCATCGATTATACTTGTATAGTCAAATGGTAGATCTTTTTGTGCTAGTGGACGTAGTCGTGACCCGACCATTCGTTCATCATAACTTTGAAATGATACTTCATATGCACCATTTTCCTTATTACAAGTAGTGTAACCGATCACATCTGCTTTAGCTGTAAGAGCACTTGCTAATCCTCTGGGAAGATTAGGCGCTAATTGTGCTTTACCATCTGTAACAGTTGTTGATTTACTATGTGATATCAATACAAGGTTTCCGCCAACTTTCTTTAAGAAACGCTGTAATCTAATTACCACATCTGTATTTTTACGTCTTGCTTTTCCCCAGTCAGCTCCCCATTGCCCTTCGCCCATTTCTTTTATATTCAATTCTGCTTTCACAGTATCTTCAATCCAAGAATTGACCTGGTCTATAGTATCTATAACTACAGTATCATAAGGCATTGAGTCCCAGTTCTTTTCTAAGGATGCAACTACTTCTGCTAGTGAATATACTGGCATTGGTTTGCCACGCTTTTCACCTGTTCTATAGTGATACCCTCTTTCGTCTGGGGGGATTAATTCGCTTACTGGATTTCCATTTTTGACTACTTTAACACCGTCTACTTCTTTAATTCTTACAGGTGCATTCAATGAAGATATAGTTACTACATTGGCTTTATCTACAAAGTCTGCTCCCAAGTCAGTGTCTAAGACGAGAACACCCTCTGAACCGAGGGCGCTCCATCTAGATGCTTGAGTAGTCTTTCCTGATTTAGGTTGTCCTATAAAATACCAAGTTATACCACCTGGTAAATCGGACGACCAATCAGTTGAAATCGTTTGGACTTCAAACATTTTTTCTCTCCTAGTTGTTTTTAATTAGATTGCTTCGTCGCAAAGATATAGGGCTGAGCGACATCCAAATATACGCATAATAAGGCCTTTTAGCCAAGACTTTAAATGCTTGAGTGAGTCCTAAACCGCTGCTTATACTACCTGTAAAGATAGTATGCTTTGCAGTGCAAGATTCATCTTCGATGTCATCACTTGGCAGCCAATCATTCATAAAATGATCGTCATTCTTTGTGACCGTAATTATCTCCATAGAGAGAGCTCCCATTCTCATGTCTATAAGGAACTCTCTCCTCGGATTACTCTTCCATGTATCGTAAATTTCGCGCCTAACTTCCATATTGTCTGGCGCCATAAATACTTTATTACCCAATGGATCTCCGTGCCTCCAGGGTTTTACATGGGATGTTACTAGCTTTGCACCATATTCTTTCGCTTGGTGTTCTGCTGCTTTTGCTTTCGGAGTAAAGAGGTGGTGTGTGGGGTAGGTTGTTGTGGAGAGATTGTGAGGTTCGAGCATATCATGGTCCCATATACATATATGTTTGAATCCCATGATAGCTGCGTTTGTAATCAATGCTGACCCTATACCTCCTGCTCCAATAACTGTTATGTCATCTAGCTTAGATTGAGATATTAAGTCTTTATTTCTTAGAAATCGTTGCTCTCCTATGTTAGAGAGTGATTCGAGCGTTGCTTCCATTTATTTTAACTCCCATTTTATTTAGGTAAAGGCCTAGTTGTTCTCTAGTAATTATACCTGTTTCATAGTTGATCCATGCTCTGTCAAATTCTTCAAATTGCTCTTCTTTTATTTGATTTAAGCAAGTCATGTAAAGCTTTTCATACTCCTCCTCTTCTGGAGTTAGATTAGTTATACCTGGTATAGCTGGTAATTCATGTACATCTTCAAATAAAGGCTCATCAAATATTTGCGTTTGTCGCTTGTTGGTTGTTTTGATTTTAGTCTTTACTGTTTTAGATCTTTTAGCTTTTTGATTTTGAATATATTTGGCTTGATCCACTATATTTTTATCAATATCGTTATTCAGGTCCTCAATAACTTCTCCTGGTATTATATGAGTCTGATTATATTGATCGGGATAACTTATTGCGAATGCGTATTCTTTACCTGGTTTAGTAGAGACTACTAGGGATCCATAGAAGTTTTCATGGGCATCATCTATTAGCTGATCTTTATCTACACTGCTAAAATAAGCGCCCATATCATGGTGTGAATGTATGTTCCCTTGAATCCATGTCTTCCCAATCTCTGGGAATTTAGCTACTAGGTCTTTATACACCTTTAGCAGCTCTTTACCTTCCCAGTCAGTAGCTATTGCTGTGCCTAAGTGCAATGGATGGAAATACTCCATCACCATTTTTACAGGGAATCCCAACTTGTCCTTTTCTATACTATACCATGCAGGACCACTCCATTCAGAACCTTGGAAGGTCTTCAAGAAGTATTGGATTTTCTGTACCATTTCGTCTGGTATCAGTAACTTCAATTGGTTCATCTTTTATATCCTCTCCGAGCCTTTTTAGCTCATTTTTGAATTTATTTATCATAAAGGTCTTGCCTTCTTCTACTAATGATTGCCATAAGAATATTGCTTCCATATATGCAACTTTGTTAGTATCGCCACCTTCTGATAATATTCCATCAGGCCATTCACCTGTTGCTATTATATTCTGAATCTCCTCATCGCTTAGCTCATCGGGCCATGGGGCATTCTCCATATAATCCCTAACGCTATCATTGCCTCGTAGTGCTCTAAACGTGCTCACAATTTGTTGTTGAGATTCATTAAGATATATTCTAGCTATTTCTACAGCGGATACACTTTCTCCAGGATGATGCAAAAAAGATATATTCCCTATATTTACTTTATAGTAGCTCCATTGAGAAAGCGATTTAAGGCCTTCTTCTATTTGATGGGGAATATCTATTTCTGTTGTATCAAGAGAATTTTGCAACTTTCTTATTGTTTTAGCTGCTTGAGTAAAGCTGAGATCAAGTTTCATTAATCTTACTATCCAACTTTTTATTTTTCCTGACCTATAAGAATTTATAAAAAGTGGTCTTCCGCTGCTATGTCTACTAGTACGATTATGACACCTTATTTCATGAGACAACTTCCAACCCATAACTCTTATTTTTTCAGTTATTTCAGTGCCATCTATAGGATCAAGATTATTATCAAGCTCAGCTCTTTTTAATATTCCTATTATATCTACGTCATAGTATTCTCTTAGATTATGAAATGTAGATCTGTAATTATGAGTTTTTAAGAACTTTCTAGCTGCTTTAACAATGTATAATATATTGCCATCAATAAGCTGACAGAGATGTCTTTGAAATTCTCCTAAACAAGGCTGACCATTATCATTAATATGCGGGTGATGAGCTTTTATATATGCTCCATCATCTAGCTTATTAAAGAATTTAAGTGCAGATTGAGGGTCGTCTAAGAATTGGGGATTAATAGTAAAATAATAGTCCCCCATACGTATTATTCTTTTTGATTTAATTCGAACATCCTGGATCTTAAACAAAGGCATTGTGACTAAATGTTCTTCTCCATTTGTGTCTTCTATATATAATTTATAGTCAGATATAGGAAAAGAAACCTCTAATCGAGTCAATTGCTCTTCAATCTTCATTTGCCCTTCTGGGATAGTTCCCCATTCATGCATAAGTTCGATCCATTGTTTGTATTCAGGATACTCTTTTATAACAAGTTCGCTCATATTTCTCCTAAATTATAAAGAGAGAGACCCGCTAGATGTGTTTATAATAGCCAAAGGCATATCTCTTTCTTTAATTATTAAACTAATCCAAACTAATTTTATTAGTTTAGATTATTAGTTACCCGATTTGTTCTTTTTCTTCATGATAAGCAGTGTATCGCCTTCATGTAGAACAGTACTAGGACTTGCTGATTTTTCATTACCTTGTGCATCTTCTAACTCAATTTCAGCATCAGTAAGTGCAACATGAAGCTCTTCAAGTATTTCTGCTACTTTGTTTGCTTTCATTGTTTTCATTACTCCACCTGAAGTATATGAAGATACATATAGGGTAGGTGCATTACTAGCCATATTTACTTCCTTTCTTTTGCTTTATTAAAATAATATTTGAGGGAGCAGAATAGGTAAACTGCCCCCTTCAGGGTAAATGCTCTCTGGCGAGAGCTGTCCAAGCAAACTATTGTCTACTTGAGTGGTGTTGTCAAAGACTTAACAGATGTAAAATCCACCACTTTCCTCTGCAAATATTGCAAAGTGTTTCACGTTTTCTTCTGAGAATGGATAACATTTATCAAAATTATCATCACTTAACTCAGATCTTCGACTTTCATACTCTTTTTCGTAAGCAGCTACATCACCATCATTTAAGCATTTATTAAGCCTTTTTGATATTTTTAAAGACTTTGCTTCAGTGATAAACTGGCCATCATTAAAAGAGCCGCGTTCTATATCGTCTTCACTAAGTATGTCTGAACATATCTGCGAGACGTATCCCCATAGGGGCCTCCAC